TCCAGTTCCATTTCCTAAAATATCCACTTCACCTGAAGTATAATTGGATCCGGCATTTGCAATGTAAACCGTTTTAATTTGATTACTATTTAATGTCGAATCTCCATTTTCTCTTACTGCAACGATTTGAGAATCCGTAGATGTTTCCCAGTTATTTGGCAATGTTATGTATTCTGTCGAATCAAATTTCACAATATCCGATGGAGTAACTGTAAATAGATACTTCCAAACATATCCGTCCTCCCCAGTTCCAGCTACAGTAGGTTCTAAGTCTGTAGTTGTTGGTTCATATTGCGATTGATTTCCTGTGGTATTAATACCACTAGATCCATTTTCTATACAAATATAAACGTTATAATCGCTATTTAATACATAATATTCGGAATCATATAATCTTGCTCTCCTTGATACTGGGGATAAATTTTCAACACTATAGTCGTGCCTGTACATATCGTACTTTTTACCCCTCACCCAATCCACTCTTTTAACAACTCTTCTTATATTTGAAGAAGTAACTTTTTTTCCAAAAAGGAGAGTATCTTCATATTGTGTAAGATAATCTAAATTATCTGTTGGATTTGGTATCACACCATTTGTTATTCCAGGACCATCCCAATTTAAGTTTCTTCCAAAACCAGTATACAAATTTGGATTAGTAAGACCAACCCAAACATAATAAGAATTAGAAGAATCATCTACTGATTCTATAAAATTACTGGCATTTAAAATTCTAAATTGATCTGTTACAAGTGCAGACATCTATATGATTCTTTTTTTTATATTTATATTGTGTTAGAGATCCTTTTTAAGAGATCCATTGCTTCTCAATCCATATCCTCTTCTTTGAATAATTGGATATGTGGATAATCCTGAATTATATCCAAGTGTAGTAATTCCAATGCTTGATGTATATCCAGTAACTCCTATTGAAATTGGATTACTAGATCTAGAGAATCCTGATAATCTTCCCCAAGACAATCTACCTACAGGATATTTGAGTGTACCAGTAGTTGCAATCCCAACAATAGATGTGTTAGATGCGATATTACAAGTTATAATACCTAATGTAGAATTAATTGCGTGAATTTGATAAATGTTATTCAAGAAAGAGGTGCTAATGGAAATAGTATCAGTATTACTTGTGCTTATAGATGTTACTCCTTGTCCAACAGTAGTTTCGGAAATATAGACAGGGTATCCAACCTGTAAATCTGGGAATGAGAATGGGTCTCTATCCAAAGTAAATTTAAGTGCTAAGGGAGCTCCAATTCCAGTTGTAGTCGCAATTCCTATGATAGAAACATCATATCCCTCCACATCGGATATATCAGTGATTATTTCATACTGTTCTGCAGAATCATTGGAGAAAATAAACGCATCAAAATTAATTGGCGATTCATTCTCATAATTGAATAGACTGCTATCATCAACAAATATTTGATTTGTAGAATTATTAAAATCTCCTATAATATTTGCGGTTGGATAAATTTGTGATTCTAAAGAATCTCTTGACTTATAAACAATTTCACCATTGAGTATTAGGTCTGTCTTTTGCTTAGTCCAATATAGAGGTTTGTTATTAATTTCATCAACTCCCTGTCCAGTATATAAATTTGTTTCAATTTTATCAGAAGCAGAAACATCATAAATGATTCTCTTATCTTGAGTAATTGTATTTTGAATATTTGCGTTATTGCTAAAGATTTGTACAGTGTCACCAACTTTAACAGTCTCTATTGCATTAATTTGAACCGTATCTTCATCCCTTGTACCACGATAGAAGAATATTGCTATATTATCTTCCGGTTCTGGCGCAACTGAGAATGTAAATGAAGTTCCTCCACTAAATTGATATGAAACTCCAGGTTCTTGTAAAACACCGTTGATGAAGATAAGAATAACTGAATCCAAATCAATTAGTTGAGAATATGGGTCATTTTCGTCAATCTCAAAACTAACAAGTTCCGAATTATAGAAAAGTGGGAATCTTGTTCTAACCCCATCTTGGTATACCTTAATCGAATCAATGTAATCTAATTCTCCAAACTGCCAAGATGAGAAGGAATCTGTGAAAACATCTAGAACGGTTAATTCAAATTCACTAATTGGAGAAGATAAATCTTTTGCGGTCACTAGTCCTACTGGTTTGAATACATCACCCACTTTAAAGGAATATCCATTTCTAGTAATATTAAAATTCTTAACTTCAAATAAAGTAGAACCAATTCCAGTAGTAGTTGAACTTGCCCCAACTTCAATATTTAAAAGTAAACCAATTCCAGTCTCTGTTGTGTTTCCAATTCCAAGTCTAGAAACACCAGTTATAGGTAAGTTTTCATAAGAAGGAGAGGAAACATTTATCGTTGGATTGGTGTATCCTGCTCCAGGATTGACAATGTTGAATGATAAAGTTCCACCTGCGCCAACATTTGCAGTTATGACAGCTCCAGTTCCAATATGTCCGCTTTCAGTAACTGCAACGGAAACAGGATTTCTATAACCAGATCCAATAATATCCATAGTTCCAATTCCAATTGCAACTATTGATCCACCTGCTCCAACAACAGCAGTAACAGAAGCTCCTACAAGAGGCGCTATTCCTAGACCTCCGGTAGACCCAAGAGATACAATTACACCACCACGTGGAAGTTGGTTTTGATTAACATCATAATCTGATGTAAATATGTTACTATTAGATGATGTTATTCCCGAAAAAGTAATGCTTGTAACTCCAGAGTTTTCTGTGATCAAATAATTATTTGATGAATTGTTAAATGTTGTTGGGGATTGGAAAATATTATTAATAAATATAACTCCATTTCCTCCAGAAGTTCCCAATCCAACTGTGTTTATTCCCTGAGATGTCAATATAAAAGTTTGCCCAATTCCAGTAAATTGATTTGAAATGTCATCATAGACACGATTAGTGGTATAATCTTCTCTTAAGAAAACTCTTCCACTAAAAGAAGCTCTTTCTCTTGGTAAATTGGATTCGCTAGGTCCAACTAAATCAAGTGAATTTCCTCTAGGAGCTTCTGTGAAGAAAATCTTATTTTCAGAAATATTGTAAGAACCTCTATAAACTCTGGCGATAGAACTATCAGTATGGAGTCCAGCAGTAGATCCAACAAATCCACGAGTTACTTCTACAAGAGAAATACTTCCAGTAAATGTAATAGGACCAGTATTAGTCGTTCCCAATCCAACATTTTCAATTCGTACATATTCATCATCAATTTTCATAATATCTGTTGGAATAATGGAACTAATACCACTCAAAGCAAAAATTGTAGATGCGGTTCCAATTTGTCCCCCATTTCCAGATAATGTATGAGTTATATTAGAATATGCAAGAGGACTTTGTACAATATCATTAATCGAAATTATTGATTTTTCATTCTTTTTGTACATTTCCAATTGATGAGCATTTCCCAAACCAAAGGATGTGAATGTTACACCAATTCCTTGAGTAGCGTATTCATTTCTTGTCGAAATTCTAAATGTATCATTACTATCTTTTATTGCATATACCACCGATGGTAATATTGTTGTAACTACACCAACATAATTTGCTGTAGCACCGATTCCCATCGCAGAAGTTCCAATTCCAATAAAAGTGGATTTTGGAGTATAAATTAACTGCTCTCCTGTATTAAAGAAATGATTTGGAATTGTAAACACCCCTGTCACTGGATTTAAAACATCACTATCTGATGGATTAAAAGTTTTCATAAAAATTGGAACACCTTCATATTTTGCTTCAAAATCATATTTGTTTATATTTGGAGAATTTGCACCATAATACTTGGCAACTTCAACTTCCTGCCTAACAGGTGAATAAGTTAAAGCAGGTGGGATGTTAACAACATCCAAATCTTTATAGAAGTTTTCACTAAAAGAAAGTATTTCTAAGTTGCCAGAAATCGAGGGATCCGCATAGAACTTAATTATGAAATTATTGCCAGAAATTTCTGCACCAAATGTTCCTATTCCGGATGTACTTCCAACTGATAAGAAAGGATACTGAATTGAATATGAATCATTTCCATCATTAATTGCCATTATTTGATGTAATGCACTCGTTTGCCCAAGACCAACCTTAATTGTTGATTTTGATGATGCAAATAAAGATTTATCTAGAACTAAAACACTTGTAGATCCTGAAGAAATATTATTAAACTGGGATTGTAAAGTAACTGTCCTCTCACTTCCGTCAGATTGTCCAGAAAGTTTAAATCTATAAGTGCCTATACCAACTGCAGTTGTGCCAAAACCAACATTTTTAGTTCTGACTGTAATACTTTCTGATGAAGTATTTGTGTAATTTAATGATAAAATACCACCCGAAATAGATGCCCCAAAGGATCCAATAAATCCAGAACTGGTTTCAGTTAAATCATCGTCAAAATAATATTCACTAATGTAAGTATTACTGCCATCATGTGTTAAATATATCTCAACATAGTTCATATTAGAACTATCATTATTCAAAATATGAATATTGGAATAAATTGCTGAATATTTTGAAGAATCTAAACTAAAAATAGATGTTGTTATTCCACTGGAAACAATTTCGTTTGCTGCAACTAAATCTATAAATCCAATTGATTGTGTAGTTTCAATACCAGACTTGGAGATGAAAGTATCTTGTAGGATTTTAATATCAAAGTCAGAATTGTTAGTGTCTTCTGGATTAAATCTTAAATAAAAATTTAATGCAGTATCTACATATCCTTCAATATCCGCTATTGCATCTACATTATCTGAAGATGTTAAATGTGCTTTTTGTAAAGTGAAGATATTTTGATCATCATTAATTGTTATAATTTCATTAAACTGAATTTCATTGGTAAATATGTTACGAGTTTGGACCAAAAATCTATTATAATTGTTTCCGGAATTAATCTGGAATATGTTAGAAACCTCAGATAATTCATCATTTTCGCTTGAAAATTGTGAACTTATGTCATCTATTTTTAAAACTCTATTAGTCTTGCATAAGATATAATCTGTAAGAGAAATATTATTAAATTTAATAAATTTTGATTTTTCATCTAAAGTATCTACATCAATAACAAAGTCTAAATTATTAATAGTATCTACTCTATTATCACTTTCAAACACATTTAAGAGGGTTAGTGGAGATTCAGTGGTTCCTATTCCAGACTGAACGCTCTGCAGAATTTGCGTATCAGCAAAATTTTTCATTCCGCTAATATGCAGCAAATTATTAACAGGGGTTACAATTTCTTCCCAAGTTTTAGTACTCTTTACTGAGTATGATAGATTTTGATAATAATCATTATCTGGTGTTACTTGGAAATTTTCATTGAGTTTTCCAGTTTCAAATCTCCAACCAAATTCTTGTAAGTTGAAATAATCTACATTGTAAACTCCATCAACTATCTTTACCGAATCGATAGTTGCTTCATTAGAAGATTCTAATCCTCTTATTTTTTCTCCAGCAGAAAGGTTATAATTTCCAGATACTCTTACAAAATTTTCATCACAACTAACTACAACCAAATCTCTAACTACAAATCCATTTCCATCATCTGATGATAATCCTTCCCCAATTCTGAAAGGTGAGAATTTTTGTATGACTTCAAATTCTGGATAATTATTAAAATTAATTATTGTAGCATAAGATTCCTGAATTGTTTTTGCTACTCCAGGATTTGTGGATAGACCAGAAAGATTGAATTCTAATTTAGCTGGATTGAGATTTTGGAAATTAGTTACCGTAAAGAACTGATATCCATAATCTGATGAATTAAATCCATCACCAAGAGATCCACTCTTTTGAATTCCCTCAACAAAAATTTTATCTCCTGTTGAGAATGGTGCTGATGTAAATCCAGATAGGGGAGTTGTCAAGAAACAAGTAACTACACCAGAAGAAGATTGAATTGTATCAATTGAAATTCCGTTAGAATTGTTTATTGCTCTAATAGTAACTGGATTAATTGGAAGACCCTTTGGTTCATTTTCTATAGTTACTGATACAATAGAAGATCCAGATAAATTCGCTCTAAGTAAACCAGATTCAATTAAATCTCCATTATCACTATTGACACAAATTAAATCTGGAGCAGAAGTATAATTTTGACCACCATTTGTTACATTTATACTTTCAATTGTATTAGATGCTGATATGTAAACAAACTTTGGTATTGAAGCAGTTGGTCTCAGAGTTTTATCGGATGCATATTCAAATCCTTCATTAATAATTCTACTTTGTTTAATTTTACCAATCGTCGATGAAACAGGAACGATGAAAGCTCCAGTTCCATTATCAGAATTGATACGGTCAAATAATGGAAGAGATGTATATGCATAACCTCCTGATAGAAGATTTACATCGTGTACTCCACCAACTTCTGTTTGGGAAGAAGTTGAGTATTCTAGAATTTCACAATCTTCCTTTTCATAATATGTATTTTCTGGAATTTGCTTTAAAGATATTGTAAAGGTTGTATTGCCAATACTTGTAATGTTATAATTACCATTATATAAACTATTTTCAAATACTATCTCTGAATAATTTGTAACATCAGTATCAGAAGTACTAATGTATCCAGATTTTTCTAAATTATAGTAAAGTTTTTCTGGAACTCCGTCAGAATAATTTAAAGTTAATGTAGCCGTTGAAGACAATCCAATAGTTCCAACTCCAATAACGGAGAGTGAATTAGTATTTCCTATAGAAACAAATTCCTTTTCAAATTTCTGGTCGTAATAAATTTTAAAATCATATCCTAGTAATGAGGAATCTGAAAGATTGAAAACTAAATTATTATTCTTAATAACCTTAATTTGAGGATTAACAAGACTAATTTTTTGAATTCCTCCACCAGTTCCTCCTATTGAAATTGTAGTTGGTGGTGAATTAAATGAATCAAATGATGTTTCACATAACTTTATAGTATTTTCATCAACCCTATAAGCAAAATAATTTCCAGTTGTTATTCCTATCGGTAAAGTTCCTAAAGATTCGTATAAAACTTTGTCACCTGTTTTTAAATTATGCGAATTTATTGTAATGGAATTTGTTGATGTATTAATTCCAGTTGAATTAAAAATTAGTGGATTTACTACTATTTTTTGAGTTAAAGAATCTAATCTTACATTTATTGATGTAGATGTTCCAGTTCCAACTGATAAATCCGGTTTAACATTTAGAGATACCTGATCCCCAACTTTTAATTGATGTGATGTTGATACTGAAACAACCGACGATATTCTGTCAATTTTTGCCTTAACCTGAGGTAGATTTGATTCTATAGAATAATGATAATCATTTGTACCAGAGGACATAAAAAATAGTCCACCAGTAGTTGTAAGACCAACACTAGTTACAATTCCAATATAATCTTTAGATTTATTAATAATATAAACAATTTCAGAACTTCCACTTAATATGTTAAATGATAGACCTCCAGATGTGTTAGAAACGGATAACGCACTGGATCCAGATGGTTTTCTTAAAATCGCTTGCTGATTAGTTTTAAACGGATGATTTGGTAAAAATATACTTTGTGTTGGGACAAATGCACTATATGTGGTAATACCAATCTTATAATTTACATTTATTCCAGATCCTGATGTAGTTCCAACACCAACAGATTCTGTCGGATTGAAATATATTTTTGAATTATTTTGAGAATCAAAATATTCTGTTGTCTTATTTACCGTAAATGAATCTGGAAGGAAATATACTGGAGTTGTTTGTGTATGTGATACACCAGCACTAGACCTATCTACTCTTAAGATGCCAAAATTTGAGTAAATATTTAAGACAGAGAAAATTTCATTTTCAATTTGAATACTACTTCCAATTGAAATATTTTCTGGAATAGAAGTCAGATAAATGTCAGTGACTATTCCTGTTGAAGCAAAATTTGGTATATCTTTATCAAGACTTGTAGTGTATGTTGTAAGTCCTA